GGATCACCGAGCTCGCGGCCGAGATCCTCGCCGCGCGGGCCGAGAAGCCGATCATCGCCGTCGTCAACACGATGGCCGCGAGCGCCGCCTACTGGCTCGCGTCGCAGGCGACCGAGGTCATCATGTCGCCCTCCGCGCAGGCCGGCTCGATCGGCGTGTTCAACGTCCACATGGACAAGAGCAAGGCCCTGGCGGAGATGGGCGTGGTCCCGACGTTCATCAGCGCGGGCAAGTTCAAGACCGAGGGTAACCCGTTCGAGCCGCTCAGCGCCGACGCGAAGGCGGCGATCCAGGAGCGGGTCGACTCGTACTACGGCATGTTCACCCGCGACGTCGCGAAGGGCCGGGGCGTCCCGGTCGCGACGGTCCGCGACAGCTACGGCCAGGGCCGCGTGCTCGGCGCGACCGACGCGGTCGCGGCCGGGATGGCCGATCGGGTCATGCCGTTCAGCGAAGCGGTCGGGCGCAACCCGCGCCGCGCGCAGGTCGCGGAGCCGATGCCCCAGCCTGGCGCAACCACGGAGCCTGTGACCCTCGCCGAACGGTGCGAGCGCCTCGCGACGGATACGTCCGAGCTGCTCGCGCACGCGCACGCAGCGGTTTCGATGCGGGCGAAAGAGAGCCGCGGACTCGGCACCCAGCAGAACGAGCGGATCGACGCCGTCGCGACGCAGCTCCTGGAGGCGGCCGAGGTTCTTCGGACGCTCACCAAGCCAGCCGCGAAGGCCCCCGCGACCTCGAGCGCGGCGGAGCGATCGCGCTTCGTCCGGCTCACGTCCCCCGCGATGGCGCACTAAACAGAGAGAAGGGCAGACAGATGAAGCGCAGTCCAGTCATTGAAGCGAAGCGGCTCGAGATCAAGGGTCTCGCCGACACGGTCAAGGCGGCCTTCGACGCCGAGGACGTCGCGAAGGGCAAGGACCCGGCCTTCGCGATGAGCGCGGCCGACCTCTCGGTCGTGACCGAGTCGAACCGCAAGATCGAGGCGCTCGAGCACGACGTCGAGACGCTCGAGATCAGCGAGGGCCTCCGCAGCAAGAACACCGAGCGCCTCACGTCGCTCGCGCGCACCGGCGGCATCGCGCAGCCGGGCGCCGGCCCGCGTCCCGAGGACGTCCGCCGCGAGGCCCAGACGCTCGGCGCCGCGTTCGTCGAGTCCCAGGAGTTCAAGGCCTTCATGGCCACGGCGATGATCGACGGCCGGATCCCCGACAACCGGCGCGTCGGCGACTCCCCGCCGTTCGCGGTCAGCTCGCTGCTCAAGCGCGGCGGGATGCAGGCCGCGGCCATCGCACCCGTGACCGGGGCCAGCGCGACGTCGGCCGGCGCGTTCGTCATCCCGGACCGCCAGCCCGACTACGCGTTCCTGCCCTTCGCGCCGATCACGATCCTCGACCTCATCGGCCACCGCACCACCCAGTCCGACTCGGTCACCTGGGTGCGTGAGACGGCCCGCGCGAACAACGCTGCGCCGGTTGCCGAGGCGACCGCGACAGCCACGACCGGCGGCAAGCCGCAGTCCGGGTTCGACCTGGTGGTCGACACCGCGATCGTCCAGAGCCTCGCCCACTGGATCGCCGCGACGAAGCGCGGCCTCGCCGACGCGGGCCAGCTGCGCGGCATGATCGACGACGAGCTCCTCAAGGGGCTCCGCAACAAGCTCGCCGACGAGGTCGTGAACGGATCGGGCGTCGCCCCGGAGCTCAAGGGCATCCTCGCCCAGACCGGCCTCTCCACGCAGGCGTGGAACACCGACCTGCTCACGACCACGCGCAAGGCCCGCACCACCGCGAAGCTCATCGGCCGCGTCAACCCGACGGCCTTCGTCATGCACCCGCTCGACTGGGAGGCGATGGACCTCCTGGCCGACGACGACAACCGCTACTACTTCGGCGGTCCGTCGGTCCTCGGCAACCCGCGCCTGTGGGGCCTCCCCGTGGCCGAGGAAGAGAAGCTCGCGCAGGGCACCGGGCTCACCGGCGACTTCACCCTCTGCGTCCTGTGGGACCGCGAGCAGGCGTCGATCGCGGTCAGCGACTCGCACGCCGACTTCTTCATCCGCAACCTCGTCGCGGTCCTCGCGGAGCAGCGGGCCGCGTTCGGCGTGATCCGCCCCGCCGGCATCGTGACCATCGCCACGGCGCCATAGAGCAAACCGAAAGAAAGCTGAGGACAGAAAACGATGGCGAACAACGAAACGCTCAACGGCCACGCACCGCTGGAGGTCGCGGTCCACACGGCGGACTACACCCTCACCGCGGACGACAGCGGCACCGCGCATTCGAGCAAGGGCGCCGCCGGCGCCATCGCGGCGAAGCTGCCCGCGGCCACGCCCGGCCTCCGCTTCACGTTCTACGTGGGCGCGGCCCAGGAGCACCGCGTCACGCCGCTCATCGCCGAGCAGGTCTGTGCGACGGCGACCGATGTTGCGGGCACGGCCGGCAAGTACATCTCCGCCGACGCGATCGGCGAGACGCTCCAGATCGCGTGCTTCGAGGCGGGCATCTGGACGAACCTCGCTTCGGGCGGCACCTGGACGGTCCAGGCCTAAGCCGACACAGCACACAAGCAGCGACCGGAGGGCGGGCGGTGGGCCGTGAGGTCCACCGCCGCGACCCTCGACGCGAAGGAGAAACGCGATGACCCGCAAGGTTCCGATCCGGCGCGACAACTGGGCTCTTCGCGGGCGTGCCCGTCGACGGCGCAGCTGGCACGTTCGCCACGCAGGCGCTGCCCGGCGACACGCTCGTCGACACGACGAACATGGTCCGCTATCTGAACACCGGCACCCAGGCGTCGCCGACCTGGACGCTCGAGGCCGCCACCGCGGCGAGCGCCCTCGATGCGACCGTCGCCAAGAACGGCGCGGATGACAACGTCATCGGCGCGCTGCCGGTCCTGTTCCGGATCGCGATCGCGGCGGGCGCACTCGCCACGAAGAACGTCCTGATGACCCACAAGGTCCGCGTGATCGACGCCTGGCTCGTGCTCACCGGCGGCGGCGTCGCCACCACCACGCTCACGGTCGGCAACGCGGGCACCGCGATCACCGACGCGATGGCCGCGAGCGGTGCCGCCAAAGCGCTCGTCCGGGCGGCGACCATCGACTCAGCGCAGCACGAGATCGCCGCTGGCGCGAACCTGAGCGTCCAGTCGCTCACCGGTGCGACCCAGCCCGCCGCGATCGTGTACATCCTCGCCGAGCGTGTGGCCTAAGCCGCCGTGTACGGCCAGACGAAGCCCGCGGGCCTGCTGTCGCTCGACACCTACGTCGAGGTGTGCCACGTCGACATGCGCAACTGGCAGACCCTCGCGCTCACGCTGCTGGTTACGACCCACGACCTCAAGTGGACCGTCTACGGCGCGAACCTGGCCGACTTCTCAGACGAGAGCGTCGTGCAGGCGGAGGCGACCGTAGCGATCGGCGGTGTCGGGACCTATGTCACGACCGCCCCGGCCCTTCGGGTTTTACCGGCCGAAGATCAAGGCCAATGTTGGCGGCTCACAGGGCACCGGCACCATCATCGTCACCCAGAAGCGGTTCGGCGAATGACGGTGGTCGCTTCCTCCGACCTGCTCATCGTCGACGCGCCGCAGCCGCTCGATCCGCGCGGGTCGTGGGTCTGCGATCGCCAGGTATTCCTCAACGCGGCCGGTCAGGTCTGCGACGCGAAGGACCCCGATCGCAAGACGATCTACGCCCAGCCCCGCGACCTCATCCCGTGGGCGACGGCCGAGCGTCTCGGCCTCGCCTCCGCGCCTCCAGTTGCCGCCGCACCGCCCATTGTCGGGACGCCGCCGCGCCTGGCCCATCGCCCAGGGTCTCGCGCGGCGGCTCCGACCGCGGCGGCTGCGACCCCCGATCTGAAGCCCGTCACGGCCCCGAAGCAGTCACGCCGGTCCGGTCGGTAGCGCGTGGCGACCGTACCGCTCACGCCCCAGCTGCTCGTCGAGGCCGGCGTCGTGCCGACCTATCACGTCCCGGCCGAGCTCACGACGGCCGACACGTTCTCGGTCCTGAACGCCGGGCGGCTGTTCCTGTACGCGAAGAAGTCGGCTGCGGTCGACTGCGTCATCACATTCGTCACGCCGGTCCTGTTCCGCGGCAAGGCGGTCGCGGACCTCGCGGTCACCGTGCCGGCGAGCACCGGCGAGCTGTTCATCGGCCCGTTCGATCGGGCGCTCTACAACCTGAACGGCGACCTCAGCTTCACGCTCTCGGACGTCGACGGGCTCTCGATCGCCGTGCTGTACGAGCCGGCATGAGCGGGACTGCTGCAGCGCAGAGGCGATATCGCGAGTCGCACCGCGAAGAGATTCGCGCGCGCGGCCGGGTGCGGCAACGGGCGTTCTACCACGCGATGACCGATGCAGAGCGCGCGGTGTACCAGGCCAAGAATGATGCGTGGAAAGCGGCGCATCCAGAACTCGTCGCTGCGGCTGTGCGCCGGCGGCGCCTGCGCAAGTACGGACTGACCGAGGAAATGTTCTACGAATATCTCGACGCGCAGGAAGGGTGCTGCGGCTTTTGCGGGTCGCCGCTTCCTGAGGATGAGTCTCTAATCGCGATCGACCATGACCACAGCACGGGCGCGTATCGAGCACTTCTTCACATGGTCTGCAACCGCGTCGCCGGATTCGCGGAGTTCGACGATCGGTTTGTCGGCTATCTGGCAGCGTCATAGATGGCTGCGCTTATCACCGTGGCGGATTGGCGAACGCATGTGGAGAGTGACCTCTCGGACGCAGCCGTGCAGCGGCTGATCGACGACGCGGACGCGCTCATCGTGCGCGAGCACGGCCCACACGCGGAGTTGACGCTCACGGTCCCCGGACTGAACGAGCGGATGCTGTTCCTCGAGCGCCCGGTCAGCGACCCGGCCGATATCTCGTCGCTGGTCGAGAGCTGGTCGTTCCTCGCGGGCCCGCTCTACCGCACGCTCGATGAGACCGACTTCTTCGTCTGGTACGGCGGCCGCGGCCTCGAGCGGCTGCAGACCGGGACGCATCCGGCCTGGGGTTGGGCGGAGCGCGTCGCGATCACCTACACACCGACCGTCGACGACGCGCGGCGGATCCGGGTGACCATCGACCTGGTGCGGATCGCCGCGCAGTACGAGGGGCTCAGCGCGCAGACGGTCGGCGATCACGCCGAGACGTTCACTTCGTACGCGACCGAGCGCGCCGAGCTCGTGGCGTCGCTCGGCCCTGCGATTGCGTTTTCCTGATGGGTGCCCGCCAGGACATGACCGACCGGGCGCTCGTGGAGCGCAACGACCAGCCGTCCGAGGAGTTGTCGCCGTCGGGCATCGACTATGGCGAGGGGGCCGAGGACTGGCGCGCGCTCGCCGCCGCGCTGCCCTGTTGCGTGTACACGAAGGCCGCCAGCGAGCAGCTCGGCAGCACCGGAGCCATCTTCATCGAGGACGTGCGCATGCTCGTGCCGTCTGGGACAGACGTCACGGTGCTCGATCGGGTAGGGCCAATAACGGACCGACTCGGAGTGGTGAAGCGCGCCGGGCCCTATCGCATCACCGCCGTGGTGGCCCGGAAAGACCACCTGGAACTTGGCCTTCGACTGGTGACTGAGTAATGACCGCGGGACAGCGGCCGTACACCGACCACATGCGCTCGGGCGCGAAGACGCCCGGCGACTCGGTCGACGTCGTGCGGCGGCTTCCGGTCTGAGGGGCATCCCGATGCTGCCGTCGTATCGCGTGGTCATGACCGGCGACTTCGACAAGAAGGTCGCCGAGGCCCTCGGCCTGGTCGAGAGCAACAAGCGCAGCTGCGTCATGCCCGTCGCCGAGCTCATGCAGACCCGCTGGAAGGAACGCGCGCCCTACGACAGCATCCACCACAAGCAGGGCGAGGAGCACTACCGCGACTCGATCAAGATCGAGGTCATGAGCGAGAACGCGTATGGCGTCGTGATCGAGGTCGCGAGCGACAAGTGGTACGCCGACCTCCTCGAGTACGGCGACTCGAAGATGGCCGCGGAGCCGTCGTTCCGGCCGGCGCTCGACCGGACCTCGCAGGACGGGCCCGCGCTCATCGGTGAGGCGCTGATGGCGGTGCTACAGAAGTGACCGAGCTCTCGGTCGAGGCCGCGGTGGCCGCGCGGCTCAAGGCGACTGCGGGACTCACGGCGCTCGTGGGTTCGCGGATCTTCCCGTCCGCGCTGCCGACCGACATCTCGGCGTTCCCGGCGCTCACCTACTCCCGGGTGCCGGGCTTCGCGCGCTACTCCGCGATGGGCGGCGACATGCCGTCGGTCTGCGCGCGGATCCAGGTCTCGATCTGGGGCAAGAAGTACGGCGACGCGAAGGACGCGCAGCGCGAGGCCCGCAAGGCCCTCCAGCGGTTCTCGGGCGTGAGCGCCGGCACGACGATCGAGGACATCTACATCGACTCCGAGGGCGATCTCCCGCGCGAGCCGGAGACCGGGCTCTACCACTGCCCGCTTGACCTGCTCGTCTGGTACCGGGAGAGCTAGATGATGCGCGACTTCTTCACGACGCCGCTGCGCGCGCTGCGCGACCGACTGTCCGTGATCGTCGACGACCCGCTGATCGAGATCACGGCCGCGGCGGACCAGGGTGTCTGCCTGCACCCGAAGGACGAGCTGCTCGACTACGCGCGCATGGGTCACCCGAACGCGAAGATGTGCCGCCGCTGCGGCGAGGAGGTTTAGATGCCGGTCGGATTCCTGCTCAAGAACGCCAAGCTGCTCGCGGACGGACTCGACCTGTCGGCCAACGCGAACGAGGTCAACATGCAGTACGGGTCCGATGCGCTCGAGGAGACGACCTTCGCCGACGTCGCTGACGGCGGCGGGACGCACATCTTCCAGGCCGGGCTGCTCAAGGGCAGCGTCGACTACAAGGGCTTCTGGAAGGCTGTGCCCGACACGCTCGCCCATGCGAAGGTCGGCGTCGTCGACGCGCCGCTCTCGATCGGGCCGACCGGCGCGGACGGCGATCCGATGTTCTTCCTCAAGGCCCTGCGCGGCACGCTCGCCCGCACCGCGAACATCGGGACCTTGCTCGGCATCGCCGGACACTTCGATTCGCGCGGCGCGCCGATCCTCCTCGGCACCGTCATGGCCCGTGGGGTCATCGGCGCCGGCGTCGCGAACCAGTTCCTCGCCTCCACGAACATGAAGGCGACCGCGTACACGATGACCAGCACGACCCTCCCGGCGGGCTACTCGGCCCGGCGGGTCACGATCACGCACACCGCGGTCACCGGGGCGGACACCCTCGGGAGCGCGGCGCTCGTCGGGACCGACGAGAACGGGGCCGCCCAGAGCGAATCCCTCGCCCTCGTCTCGGGTGGGGTCGCGACCAGCCTCAAGGCATACAAGACCCTGACGGGCTGCACGACCGCATCGTGGGTGATCAGCGGCGGCAACGACACGATCGTGGTCGGCTTCGCCGACGTCGGCGTCGCGCGGAACCTCGGTGCGGTCTCGGCGACCCAGAAGCTCTACGCGATCCTGCACGTGCTCGACATCCCGGCCGGCACGCTGCCGACCCTCGACGTGCTCGTCAACTCCGCCGCCACCCAGGCCGGCTCGATGACGACGCGGCTCACCTTCGCGCAGCAGATCGCGCAGGGCGGCGTCTACGCGGTGCCGGTCGCCGGCCCGTTCACTGATACCTGGTGGGCGGTTGGCTTCACGGTGGGCGGCACGGCGAGCCCCTCGTTCAAGGTCTCAGCCAGCGTGGCAATTCTGTAGCGCGGTCTAGAAAACAGGAGGTCGCAAGGACATGGCAGCAGGTGACAGCAAGCTCGTTCGCAACGTCTTCGTTTCGATCGGTGGCACGGATGTCAGCGCGTACGTGAAGGACGCCACCCTTCCGTTCAGCGCCGACTCGCTCGAGGACACCGCGATGGGCGACACGACCCACTCGCACAACGCGGGGCTGTTCAACTGGAGCGTCACGCTCCAGGCGTTTAACTCCTTCGTGGCGGCGGAGCTGAACGCGATCCTGTGGCCGCTCGTGGGCACGAAGGTCGCGGTCGTCATCCGGCCCGACTCGGCCGCGAAGAGCACGAGCAACCCGGAGTTCACGGGCAACGCGCTCTTCGATGGGTATAGCCCCATCGCGGGCTCGGTCGGCACATTGGCTATGACGCCAGTGACTTTGAAGCCAGCTGGTCCGCTCGCGATGGCGACCGCGTAGCCGATGCCCGCTGACACTGGCGATCTCGCGCTCGCGGCAGAGCTCACCTTCACCGCGGAGGTGGTCCTTGTCACGTACGACGAGCCGACCGCCTGGCCGCCCTTCCGTTGGAAGCGGTGGCCAGGCGCGCTCCGGCGGTCCGGCTACCGCCGCGTCCGTCGAGGGTTCGTCTTTCGGCCGCGGACGCTCAAGCAGCTCATGACCGACCAGCTCGCCTTTCAGCTCCTCGCCGCGACCTATGCCGACGACGGCGCGGCATTCCTGACCGCATGCGCGTCGGTCATCACCGACGAGGTTGCCGTGATCTATCTGCCCGCCTCGGCGCTCAAGGTGCTCGATGAGACGTACCGACGCGTGAACGGTCTGCCCGCCGCCGAAGCGGTCACGCCCCCCGAGGACGAGAGCACCGTCTCATTCGACGCGGTGATCCGCCGTCTCGAGCGTGCGCCGTTCAATCTGGCGCGCGAGCAGATCCTCGATCTGACCTGTCGCCAGATCTCCGCGCGCCTATCGGAGTGGGGCGAGGAGAAGCTGAACGAGGTAACGGCCCGGGAGACGATCTAAGTGCCAGCTCCGTGGACTATTGGCGTGGCCTTTACAGGCGACACCTCGGGCCTTTCGCGCGCAATGGCCGACGCCCAGGTGCTCTACGAGACCGCGTCGACGAAAGCCGTCACCGCATCGGGCGCCGTCGATCGCGCGCAGGCGCTCTACGCGACGGCCCAGCAGGCTCGGCTGCAGGCCACCACCGCCGAGATGGTGGCCCAGACCGATAAGCAGGTGAACACCACGGCGGCCGCGCTCAACAAGCGCACCGTCGCCCATGACGCCGCGATCGCGCAGCAGCAGGCCGCCGAGCGGAACCTGACCGGCACCGTGGAGTCCGAGTCCGCGAAGCAGCACTCCGCCGCGACGTCAGCATTCGGCGCGATCACCGCCAGCGCGAAGAGCATGGCGCTCTCGATCGCCGCCGCCTTCGGGATCGTCGCGCTCGTCCAGCAAGGCGCCCAGGCGATCAAACAGGCGATCGTCGGATATGGCGAGCTCGGCCATGAGGTCATGCACATCGCCGACCTCATGGGGACCACGACCGAGAAGGCGAGCCTGCTCGACTACACGTTCAAGCAGTTCGGCCTGTCGAGCGCGAACGTGACCCAGACGATCGCCCAGCTCACCCGGCACGTCATCGACAACGAGGCCGAGTTCCACGCGCTCGGGGTCCAGACCCGCGACACGAACGGCGAGCTGCTCTCGACCTACGACATCTTCGACTCGATGCGCCAGGTGATGAGCAACGCCGCCGACGGGACCGCGAAGACGGCCGACATGCTGAAGCTGCTCGCCCGGAGCGGCTCGGCCGGCGGGCAGGCCCTCGGCGAGCTGCAGCAGATCCTCGGCCTGACGAACGACCAGATGGCCGCGATGGAGCGCGAGGCCCAGGCGAACAACGCGATCCTGACCAAGTCGCAAGCCCTCATGGGGACCGACATGGTCCAGGCCGGCCGTGCGCTCGGCCAGGCATTCGACGGGCTCGGCCGGATCGTCGGCGCATTCACCGTGGGCCCGCTCACCGGGATGCTCAATGGCATCTCGACGGCGATTCAGATGTTCGAACTGCTCGCGTCGACGGCCGCCGCGAGCATGGCCTCAGTCCAGGGCATCCCGATCCTGTCGGGGATTCTCAACCTCGTCGGCAACTCGGCAGACATCGTCGCTGGCAATCAGACCGACGCGACGCGGAGCATCGCCGCCCAAATGGCGCAGATCGAGTCGGACCGCCAAGCCCTCGCGGGTCTTGGCGCCTCTGACGGCACGAACCAGATGCCGACCTTCGCGCCCGGCGGCGGCGGCGCCAGCCAGGCGATCCAAGATCAGAAGGCCGCGCTCCAGGCCGCGCTCGAGCGATACAACGCCGAGAAGCAAGCCGCGATCGACGCGATCACCGAGGAGAAGACCGCGCGCGACTCGGCGTTCAACGATCAGATCGCGCAGACGACCGACCTCGAGACCGCGCGCAAGGCCGACCACCAGGCAGCGATCGACGCGATCAACGAGGAGACCCAGACCCTCACCGATCAGTACGACCTGCGCAAGCGCGCGAGCGACGACGCCATCACGGGCCTGCGCGCCCAGATCACGCTGCTCGACCAGCAGTTCTCGATTCAGAGCGCCCAGGACCAGCTCGCGAAGGACCAGCAGGCCCTGGCGAACGCGAGCGCCCAGGGGTCGCCGACGATCCGCAAGGGCGAGCACCTCGAGGACTACTACAAGCGGGTCCACGACTACGACGCCGCCCAGACCGCGGCGAAGGAAAAGGTCGCGACCGATCAGGCGAAGATCGCGCTCGATGCCCAGAAGGTGATCCTGAATGGCCAGATCGCGACCCTCGAGGCGGCGGCGAAAGCGGACCAGCGCGCGCTCGAGGACAAGAAGAAGGCCGCGGCTGACGAGATCAAGGGCATCCAGCAGATCCAGAAGGCCGAGGAGACGCGGACCGCGAAGGCGATCGCCGACATCCGCGGCCAGATCAAGGAACAGGACGCCCAGTCGGCCGCGCTGATCAAGGGCCTCCAGGCCGAGATGAAGACCGAGAAGGAGCGGGTCGACGACGAGATCCTCCAGCTCGACAAGCTCCTGAAGGCCCAGCAGGGACTCGCGTCCGGGACCGGCGCGGCGTGGGGCAGCGCGCTCGGCACGATCGGCACGGCGGCAGACGCCGCCAAGCAGAAGATCGACGACCTGCACGCATCGCTCGCCGCGCTCAACCGGGACAACGCGCCGGGTGGTGTGGCCGCGCAGGGAGCCCCGCAAGAGGGTGACGTCCAGAACATCCCCGGGATGGCTCGGATGGTGTTCCACAACGGCGAGTGGCATTCGGACACGATCAGTCCGGATTCGGGTGGCGGCTTGGACCTCCCGGGCGCGATCGTCAACCTGCTCAACAGCCTCCGCGGTCCGAAGGTCGCGCACGCTGCTGGCGGCTCGATGGTCCTGAGCGAGCCGACCGCGCTCATCGGGCTCAACAGCGGCACCTACCAGGGGATCGCCGGCGAGGCCGGCACGGAGACGGCGACGTTCACACCTGGCTCCGGTGCCGGCGGGGGCGGCGGGCGGAGCGTCACCATCAACGTCATCGGCCTCGCAGTCCCGGATGCGGTCCGGCTGGTCGCGGCCGAGGTCGCGCGCCAGCAGGCCCGCGCGGATGACGCGGCGGCGTCCTTTGGGTATACCCGCCGATGACCGCCATCATCTCCTCCGCCGGCACGATCGCCGGCGCGTCCCTCGACACCGTGAACGCCGGCCACACCTTCCGGATGTCGGATGGTCGGCTGGTCGCGATCTGGAAGGGCAGCGACGATCTGCTCTATCGGTCGAGCTCGACCGACGGCGTGGCCTGGTCGACCCCCGCGTCGGTCTCGGCGGGCACCGGGGCGCACCGGGCCTTCATCGCGGCGGTCCAGAACGGGGACACGATCTACGGCGTCTCGACCGTCGCGTTCACCAAGTTGTGGGCATTCAAGATGGCCTATGCGGCCGGAGCGTTCACCGACTCCAGTGCCGAGATCGTCTACACGTCGATTGGTCTGCCGCCTGCCCTAAATAGCGCCCGGATCGTGTACGACTCGGTGAAGACCTGCCTGCACGCGGTCGTCGATGCGGAAGGGAACGTGTTGATCTGCGCGATCGACACCAGCCTCCGACTCATCAAGGACATCGCGATCTCGGGCACGCTGAACCCCACCAGCGTCGAGATCGCCGTCGATTCCGCCGCATCGCCCAACGTCTACGTCGGCCATCAGACGGGGGCCACGGTCGGCCTCGTGATGCCATACACCTTCAACGGCACCACCTATACCGCAGGGACGGTCGAGACCGCGGTCGCCTCGGCACTCACCGTCAACTCGCTCTCGTTCGCGCTTGACCAAAGCGCGCTGCTCGACCTGTTCTGGGTCGGCAGCGCCACGCTCAACACGCGCAAGCGAACCGGCGTCAACACCTATGGCGCGGTCACCACGATCATCGGCTCCGGTGTCTACCAGGGGCCGAACACATCGCTCGCTCGCACCGGGAACGGCAACGCGGACCTGTTCGTCATCTACGAATACACCGGCAACCAGGCGGCGGGCGAGATCTATCAGGTCAAGCGCCTCGCCGGCGTATGGCAGACCGCCTCGCTGATCGCCGGGGGCGCATCCACTGGATGGTCGCGCCCGAGCGCGATCAGCCTGATCCAGTCCGACGGCAAGGCGCACATGGTCTACCTGACCGGCAACCCGGCGACCGCGCTGGTCTATGACGGCTCGCTGCTGAACGGCAACGCCCCGTCGGCCTCGATCAACAACCTGCCGTCCGGCCTCGCGAACACCTCGCTCACGCCGACCTGCTCCTGCACGTACAAGAACACCACCGCCAGTGATGCCCTCGGGAAGTACCGGGTGCTCGTCACCCGAGTCTCGGACTCGGTCGTCATGTGGGACACCGGATCCTCCGGTACGGCCTGGAGTGGGTCGTCCATCACCGACGGCCAGACGTTCGCGATCGTGTATGCCGGGACCGCGCTGGTCAAGGGCACGTCGTACAGCGTGCAGTTTTCTTTTTGGGATTCCATCGGCGCCCTGGCTGGCCCCCTCTCGGCAGCCGTGAACTTTACCGTGAACGACGCGCCAGCGATCGCGATCACGTCGAGCGCGACCCCGAGCACGTCCGGGCCGACGATCACGTGGACGTACTCCCAGACCCTCTCACACGCGCAGTTGAGCTTCGAGATCACCGTCATCCGCGCGGGGGTCACGGTCTACGACTCGGGTGTTCAGGTCAGCGCGGCCACGTCGTTCGCCCTCCCGGCGGGCACCCTGACGAACGGCGTCGCTCAGACGATTTCGCTGACGTGCCTCAGCACGGACGGTATGTAGATGACCACCACCACCCAGATCGACACGCCGTCGTTTGTCTCCCCGCCCGCCGCCGGGCTCTCGCTCATCAGCGACATCACGAACGCGAAGACGAAGGTCGCGGCCTACCTCCTGGCACCCGCGGCGGGCGCACCGACCCTCGGCTCGTGCAACATCCTGCGGCGCAAGGGCACCGACGCGTTCGCCGCGCTCGTCGCCGATCAG